AATTACACTAATAGAGTCTTTCAGTTTATCACGAATGACAGCTGGGGTTGATGACTTGACCATCTCAAGACCCATGACCTTCAGCTTTGGTTTAGCAAACTGAACACCCTCAGAGTTGTGGACGTTTAGAATGTAACGCTTCTTGGCAGTCCAGATGGCTTTGTCAGCAAGAACTTCTCGCTTCATCTGCATCTTCTGACTGTATGCGTTCATATAGTCAGCCAACTTCTGGTAGGTATTGTCAATGAATGGTTGGAAGATCTCTTCACAAACACGATCCATGTACTTGATCTTTTGCTCGTCGGTCTTACCAGCGCAGGTATGCTCAACCAGATCTTCCATCGTTAGGTAGATCGAGTCAGTGTCAATCGCAATGACGTAATCCTTACCCTCAGACTTCATAATCTTGTTCATGTACTTGTTGAACTCATTAGCCATCCAACGAATAGACAACTGACCAGAAGTGGTAATACCTTCAGCCATACGGATATCAAAGTAGCGGAAGTACTGGTTACCCATCGCACCGTAAGCTGAGTTCAGGGCAATCTTCATCGCCATCTGCAGGTTGTTCAAACGAGAGATCTCTTTCAGCAAGTGCTTTTGAGCCTTATCGTTTTCATAGTTCTGCTGAACTTTCAACATCTGTTTCTTGAACTTGGAACGGTCAGCGTACATCTTTTCCATCAACTCAGGCATGAACCCTTTGATGTCTTTACGATAGCACCAACCGTTAGCAGTCATCGCTAGGTCACGACGATGCGCATAGCTTGTATCAACTTCTTGATTGAGTAGTTGTTCAACCGTGCACGAGATCTTCTCGTGAGTCAGCGTCTCAGGCGAGATGTTGTACTGCATGATCAGGTGTGGATATAGAGAGTTCAAGTCAAACGAAGCAACCCACTTGTGCGCACCAATCAGCGGATCTTTAACATACGCACCTTCAAACTGTTCGGACTTAGATGAGAAACCCTTGGAAGGAATAACAATCTTCTTAGAACGCAGGTGGTTGTAGATGATAGCATCCCACATACGAACCTGAGAGAATACATCTTCGTAGTTGATCTTGGCTTGGTAAGCCATAGTCAAACACAGTTCAAGTAAGCGCATCTTGTCATCGAGCATTTCAACCAGCTCAACGTCATGGATGTTATACTCGACAAACTTCTGCCAGTGTTCAGTGTAGAATTCCTTGAAGGTATCTCCAGGGTTTTCTTTCTTGTTCTCACCCAGTTCTTGCTCGGCGATATAGTCAAGACGATAAGACTCTTGCTTGGAGTAGGTGAACTTCTTGTACAATGCCAAGTAGTCAAGATGAGAGATGCCGTGAATGTCGTAGCTGATCTCTTCGTTACCTTTGATGAAGGTCTTACGTTCGTTGATGTAACCCCATGGCGAAAGTTTGGATGCGATAGTTTCGCCTAACTCTCGTTCGATACGCTTGACCATATAAGGAATATCGAAGAACTCAGTGTTCCAACCAGTGACCACGTCAGGGTAGTTTTGCTGCCACCAAATCATAAAGTCTTTGAGCATGCGCTGCTCGCTATCAAAGTAGCGATAGTCTACGTCTGAACGAGAGTTGTCAAACTCTTTCGTACCCCAAGTAGTAACCTTCTTGGTCTTAGAGTCTTTGATGGTGATTAATAGGATTTCTTCGTTGGCAATCTTGATGTCAGGGAAACCATATTCAGTTTTGGTTTCAATGTCAAGAAAGAACGTGCGCACTTGGTCGATATCCCAGTTGATATCATAATCGTAAGTGTCGCTGATGTATTGGCAAACGTAGTTGGTGTTGCCATAGATGTCAAAACCCTGTACGTCTTCGTAACGCTTGACAAACTCACGGACTTCTTTTACAAGTCCAGGTTTGACTTCGTCAACCATACGACCATCGAGTGTGCGCCACTCGCTGTCTGGTTTCTTGGAAGATACGTACAGAGTTGGGTAGTAGTCCAGTTTAGATTGGAACGGACGACCATTCTCGTACCCTCGGACAAACATGCGGTTGCCAAAGGGAAATACGTGAGTGTAAAATTGCATTATACTTGTTTTCCATACATTAGTTGCATCGCATCAAGTGCGCAGTCGTGAACAGGATGATGCTTGATGACTTCGTGTCGTCTGAATGTGGGATGCTCTACTTCTACATATCCGTTGGTTGTACCATACATGATATCGACTGCAGTTCGCACGTCACGCCACATATTATACCCTGTGATTTGTTGCATGCCAACTTTAACTGCCAGTGAATCAATTACAAGCTGATCAAGAGAGCCACGTGCCCACATAGTTTGCTTGTTGGCATTTGGAAACTTGTTCATATAGTTATGCAGCACAGTGATACCGTCTTCAGCTGACAAGTCATCGCCTGATGGGTCAAACGAAACGCTTCGGGTATACTCATGCTGATTCTTCCACCACTCAAGTGTACCAATGTCAACAGTGCGCTTTAGTCGCTCAATCTGGTCTTTGGCTTTGAACTTAACAAAGCATGCGCCATCTAGCATCTTCTGATAGTCTGGCTTTTGTTCTGGGTCGAAATGAACTAATGCTGCCGATAAAACGACAGCATTAGACTCAACACCCAACGTCTCAACGTCGAATACAAACATTAATCTTCACCTTCAGTATAATTTATAGCCAAGAAGTTTGTTTCTTCTGGAAGCAACTCCATTGTAACACCTTCGGCTTCATCAACTTGCTTTTGGAAAGAAGCAAACACACCAGAGGTATAACCACCCATACCATATGCTTGCTTGTGACAACGATAAACGCTACCGCTATAACCAGAGAACAGATAGCATTGACCATCTTCTTCGATCTTGGTAACACCACTGTTTAACTTCCAACTATCGCCAGAAGTATAACCACCATAAAAGGTAGCAAGAATTTTGTAAGTTTGTTGACCGTTGTGGTTAAACTTCAACATCACCCATTTGTCTGGAGTATATTCACTCACGGTTTCTCTCCTCAATTCTTTCCTGATACTCTGCCTCGTGTTTGTCGCAAAGAGTGCGAACCCATCCACCATGGCGTAGTTTACCACGCTCACCGCAGGTTTCACAAGTATGACCAGCCCACGCTTCAGCCATCTGAACCATACCATAAACTTGGTCGTCGCCACCTTCGTAATAGAAACGTAGCCCACCAAACTTCTCTTTAATCTGGTGGATCTCGATGTGATTGACAAGCGGAGTTGGTTCAATAAACCCAGCTTCCATGATTTCCTCAATGCGAGTCTCATCGAACATGGACGGAGTGCGACCTTTACACACCAACTTGGTTACTGCTTCAATGCCACGTTTGACTGCTCGATTCCGCAGATGATCACGCATGCGCATATCACGACGCCACTTGATATGATGTCGGGCATTTGCCACTAGACTCTCAATAATATGCTCCCAACCTGCACTGATGGACACGCCACAGTAAACATTGCGGAACTCTCGAGGATACTTCTCGACCATGCGCTTATAAAAGCTATCGTATTCTTCGCTCATGACAATTCTCTACCAATTTGCATATCATAATGACGCTTGAGGTCATTGAACTTCTCAAGCACTTCTTTTGGAACATCAACCTTACCTTCAGTCAGTGCATCAAAGAATGCACAAGCAAAGGCACGACTCAATCGCATCTCTTGAATGATCTCGTTCATATTAGACTTTCAAGTATTTGCGAATCAGTTTGTCTTTGATCATATCTGGAACTGAGTTGTAGGGATACTCAAGTTCAAACGGACAACTCCCAGTAATCTTCCAAGAGTTTGTTTGTAGAAACGACTTGTAAATGTCAACATCTTTCTTGTTGTTCAAGTCGAACTTACGCTTCTTAGCTAATTTTATCGCTGGCATCTGCTTCATCCTTGTCATCACGAATTTCAATAAAGATAGGGAGGAACAAACTTTCTTCTCCCAACTTATTCTTGATTCTCATATTATACTTCACCGCAACGATTTTGTCAACTAAATCTGCGCTGTAAGTCTTGCGTTGTTCGTCGTTAAAGCCAGAGCCAACACGCACCTTGATTACACCATCAGCAGATTCGCAAATGATTGCACCAAGCATGCCTGCATACTTACCTGTACCTTCTTCAACTCCAACAATCTTTAGATCGCATTCCAGTTCACCTTTGAATTTGATCTGATGTTTTGCACGTTTGTTTTCCCAGATACCATTAGAGTCTTTGAGAATAATACCTTCTTGACCATCAGCAAGCAAACCCTCAAACAGAGTCTTAGCTTCATCGTAGGTTTGCACAACCCAGCTATCAACCAGATGGATTTTCTTGGGAGTGTTCTTATCAAACAGAACCTTCAGCGAAGACATACGAGTGCTGTACGGAGTAGGACACTCGCCATCGACGAAATACATGTAAGGAATTACGTCCCAGATAGTTGCGTGCACCTTGCGTGCTTCATCGACAGAGATCGTGCCTTTATTGGCTTTGTTCAGGATACCGTTACCAGTTTGACGGTCAAGCACAATACCCTTGTCGTTGACCAACAACTCGCCATCGAACACACAATCTACGTCACCAGCCATCTTGATAAACTCATCATCAAGATTACCTAGCAGTTGAATCTCTTTGCCATTTCGAGAACGGTACTCCACTTTCCCACCACGAACGATGGCGTTGAACCGCATACCGTCCATTTTGGTTTGCACGATTGCTGGGAACTTGACCTTGTCTACCAATTTCTGCTCGAATGGGCTGCACAGCATTACTGGATATTCGTGCACCAAGCCAGTCCACACGCTGTTTGCGGTTGATACTTGAACTCCACATTTGAGATCCTTTTGAATGATACGCTCAATGACTTTAGCGTCATCGCTGGATAGGTTGGTGAGGATGTTTGTCAGATGTTCAATGGCTGCGTTGCCAGTTACATGACGGTTGGAAAGATCGAACAGTGCATCAATACCTTCCTCTAGCTTGATCGTGTTCTCGTCAGCACCACGCTTGTAGCTAGGAATCTTGCGTTGGTAGAACTGAGTGAAAGGATCGAGAGCCAAGCGGACTACTTCACGCAGAGTTTCGTTGTCGCGATGTTTAGTCAATTGCTCGATTTTGAAATTGCGTGACGAGTTGTCAGCTAGGCTCTCGAGGAAAGTATTAATGTTCATTTGCGTTTCAATTCCTTAAATGTGCGGTAGCGAGTATCGAAACCGATGGGCTTCTTGAACTTGGTAGTCTTACCAGTGTTCACGTTGTAGAAAGCAACCATCTTCGACTTGTCGTCAGTCAGGTAGTAGATGTGATTCGGCACATCACCTGTCCATGTCTTGGTTGTTTCAAGAAACGCTCTCATGTTACCACCAGCTATCGTAGTATACGTCATTACCTGCAGCGAACTCTTCACGTGCATCAGCAATGAACTTTTTAGTGGATTCTATGTCTTCAGGGTAGATGTCCTGAGAACCGAAGAAGAATCCTGTTCGTGGTTTGAGTGCACGAACCGCAACGTCGTTCTCTAGCTCATCAATTATAGAAGGCGAGAGTTGCACAGGCACACAGTTGAATTCACCGTCGAATCCTAGTTCTCTGGCTTTGTCTTCCATCCAGCCATGGAGGGCATTGAACTTGCGCCAGTAGGCGATCTCAGTGCGTGGGTTGCCATCAGCAACAGCGAACTGTTCGTTACCGTCTTGCTTGGCAACAGAGAATGCGTACATATCGAGACCCATGATAAACCCCCTTAGATGCTAGAACGAACGTAACCAACAGCGAAACCAGAAGTACCCTTAGAAGGTTGGCGAGTAGACTTGCCAGACATCTTCTGTTTCGGAGCCTTGCGTGCTTTCACCACTTCAATTTGACCACCACGTGCAAGAAACTCAGCAACAGCATCTTGAGTTTCAGTACGGACTTGAGACTTAGACTTGTAAACGACGTTCATGATATAGATTCCTCTCAAAGATTAAACAAAGTCATAGAAGGTTTCAGATTGACCAGCCTTACCAAAAATGATGGCAGCAGTCACTTTTTCATACAGAGCATTGAAGACTTCTACAGCGGTCTTAGAATCTTCAGTCTCAAGGAACATGGTACCATTGAAGAAGTAGGCATTGGTATCAGTCACAGACTTCACAACATCCAGAACACGCTTTTCGAAACTCATAACGATCTCCTTATCACTCATCATAATATAATTATACATCAGGTGCGAATAAAAGTAAACACCTAAATGACAAAACCCTACACTCGGTAGGGTTATTTTCCCCTTCTAGGAGAAGGGTTGCAGGGAGATTTTAGGGGCTAGAAACCCCGAGAGAGAAGGGTTTAGGACGCTACCTGAAGCCCTGCTAGAGCCGATGCAGGGGCGACTTGGATGCCCGAGCCGAAAATACGGTTGTATTCGTTCTGCATCTGCTGGTTGGGCTCACCTTCGGCTGCAATCGCAGACTTCGATAGGCTAAGGTTTCCTTCAACGTATGGCATGTATGGAGCCAGTGCCACACCTACACCTTGCGGTGTTTGCTGAAGAACGATCTGCGCAGGGTTCTTCAACTCATAGTGACGGTCATAATGATTGAACTGCTCAGCAATCAACTCCTCACCACTTAACAACTTATACACTTTAATGTTCATTACTATCCTCACTTACTAAAAAATCTATGAAGTCAGCTGCTTCTGTTTGAGAAGAAAACTGACGAATGTGAAACTGGTCTTTCTCAAAGTAGTGCTGGGCTATAATCATGACCCATTTCGACTTGAATACTGAAATCTTCATCACCCAGTTTCCTCGACGGATAGTGATGAAGGATAGTAGATTCGGCGAAATTCTTGCTTTGATCATACCTGTATTTAGGTATGACGGTTCCAGTAAAAATCAAAAACTCTATAATTGTTCTTCATGTACATATCATAAAGAGCGATACGATTTAAGTATGCTTCTTCTATGTACGTCAATGGAGTAGCTGGCTCAACTTGAACTGCTGCGTCAGTTTCTCCGTACTCACTAACCAGAATCATATTGTTCTTTCTGGCGATGTGCTTCATAGCACCATTCTCTGACAGACAATGCATAAACACATGAGTGATTCCACGAACACGCAACCACGTCACCGCACGGTTGAACATCTTCTGAGCAAAACCTTCGCCACGGAAGTCGTGGTCAACAGAACATCCAAGTTCTGCTTCACCATTAACAATGGCTACGTGGCACGCAGCAACTAAGTGTCCATCAATATGGTCTACGCCAAACCATTGTGAATCTTCACTAAAGGATTTAGCGACATATTCTTTAATGTAGTCATCAGATACCGCACCACCAAAACGAAGTCTACGATCTTCACCTTGTAAACCTAGAAGATGGTTGGTTAGTTTGTACTTGTCTACAAGTAGTAATTGTCTAACTGCCATAATTGTTAAGGGGAGTTGCCTCCCCTTTCCTCTTACTTGATCTTACCAGACTTATACTGTCTGAACGATTCCAAAAAGGATTGAATTTTAGCGATGAACTTAATCATTTAGAAACTGCTTTCCGCTACGCTCTTTAACTGCAACCTTCTTTGGCTTTTGCGCTTCAGGAATCATACGCTCAAGAGCGATCTTCAGCATACCATTGAACAGTTCAGCGTCCTTGACTTCAACTTGGTCGTTGAGAGCGAAAGTGCGAGTGAAAGCACGAGCAGCGATACCTTTGAATAGGAAGTTGTCTTCTTCTTCAGTGCTGGATACGTTGCCTTTGACGACTAGCTTACCACCGTCGATCTCGATGTCAATCTCATTCTGACCAAAGCCAGCGACTGCCATCTCAATGACGTAGTGAGTATCATCAACTTTCTTGATGTTGTATGGAGGGTAGTTAGGGATGTTCTTAGTGATGTCGTCATGCATTTTCTGCATCTTCGCGAATTGCTCGTCGAAGCCAACAAAGAACTTGTCGAAGTCTTTTGTTAGATCACCAAAAATTGTTGGAATGAATTTAGTCATGTTGTTTCTCCTATTAAGCGAGTTTATAAAATATGCTACCCATTTGGCATAGCAATCCTGCTTACTGTGGTACAGGGACACCTTATCGTAGTGCCAGCCTTAGACGCTCCTAAGGTAGTAGAGTCTTTACGTTCCCATCCCGAGGGATGCTAATCTATTTAGGCAGCTGGCGTTTCTGCTTTAGCAGATTCCAACTGTTTTGCGAGTTCGGCAACCTGCGGTTCGCCTTGCCCTTTGATCTTACCAATTAGTGCTGCAACTTCAGCGAATGGGTGTTGTCCCAGTACACGAAGAATCATATTAGTTTCGTCAATAGTCAATTCAAGTTTAATCATTTCACTTTCCTATGTTATATTAGTCAGTACGTTTCTTACCGATATTGTACTTCGGCACAAGTTCCCACTGGTCTTTCTCTTTGAATGAGACGACCTTAATTTGAGACAGAGATGCTTTTGGCTCACCTTTAGCTGGAGTTACGATCTTCAACAGATCCCAGTCAGCTAGCAGCGAAGCAATCGCATTACGTCTCTCGATATCACCACTGGTGATGTTCGATTCTTTTCCATCGAGCGCAAACAATTCTTTGAAGTGCACGATGAAGTATCTGCCTTGCTTATGTAGAATATGGCAAGACTGATATAGTTTATTTTCTTTTCTGGATGCGATACCGATGCGGGTAAGAGTCTCACGAACCTTCAAGAAATTGTCAGGTTCTGGTAGAGTCACTTCAAGCATGGACTCAGGCGTCCAGTCGTAGTAAATCATTTCGACGGTCATTATCTTCCACCTTTTTGTAATTTTTCTTCAATCATTTTCAAGTGGTCATCCGACAAGACGTTGAGGGCTTCTTTAGCCTTCTCGTTGGAATAACCAAAATACTCTTTTACCAGCTGAAGTGACTTAGTCTCTTTGTCTTTTTTAGACCATTTACTGAATCGCTTCTTCCTTGGTATAGTATTTAGGAAAAAGAAAAATTGCCAGTCGTTTGGGATGTTCGAGTAACGATTCATCTCATTGGCATACAACACGGTGTCTGGAAAATATGACAACCCACGATTTACCATGAACGGAGAGTACTCTTTGAAAGAGGGTTCTTCAGCGAAGACATTCTCTTTCGTAAAGTTGATAGCATTGATTACATCAAACGGATTCATTTGCAAACCCCATCTCAACTAGATTCTCATGAGTGGCTGCAAACGACTTTCCAGGATACTTCTCAGCAAGAACTTTCTCGAGTTCAGAGCGAGTTGCACCCTGACCCATGAATGATTTATCATCCAAGTTGTAGACATAGAAAGTGTTATTGTGGCGCTCGATGCTAATGCGAATGACAGTCTCTTTGATATGTTCCTGAATGTTCTCAGAGACATTAGCTAAGACTTCATTCATACGCTGCTCGGCTACACGCTCACGAGTGTTCCACCCAGCGATAAACGACATCACACCAACAACGATAAGTGCAATAATTTCAACCATATTAGCCTCACTTGAACTTGCAGTTAGCCATCACTTCTGTCAGAGCAGCCATGATATTTAGCTCATGGTCAGCGACGAACGCTGCTTTGTACTGATAGTCTGCCAGAGTAAGAACCAACTGGGGGATGCTAGAAGGCTCCATCGTAGTAGATGCAGTATCGTATAGTTGACGGAATAGGGAAACCGAATCGGCATCAGAGTTCTTACCAACCCACTTACGAACTTCGGTAAAGTCTTTTTCCTTCATCAGCTTGATCAGAGTCTTGTAAGACTCTTCGCTAACATTCACTAGGATTCCAGTATCGATCTTACCAGAAACAGAGTAACGCTGAAGTTCGTTCAGAATGCGACGGTAGTCAGGGAAGTGCTTGCCAATCAACTCGGCTACGACTTGCGGGTCGAAGTCAACACCTTCGGTCTTTAGAATCTGAGCAACACGCTTGTAGAAAGAAACGATGATCTCTTTCTTTTCAGAATTGTCGATCTTGAACTCGATAACAGCACAACGGCTGTGAAGAGGTTCAATGATTCGATTCTTGAAGTTACAAGTCAGAATGAATCGGCAGTTGGATGAAAACTCTTCAATGAACGCACGGAGCGCAGGTTGCGTAGAGTTAGGGTTTAGATAGTCTGCTTCGTCTAGGATAACGACTTTCTTGGCGTCAGTGAGTGAGACGCTTGATGCGAACGACTTGATTTTGGTGCGCAGAACATCAATACCAGATTCTTCCGAACCGTTGATGAACATATACTCAGCGCCAATCTCGTTGCATAGTGCTTTGGCTACGGTAGTCTTACCAGTACCAGCAGAACCGCAGAGCAAGAAGTTAGGTAGTTCTCCCTTGGAGACATACTCTTTGAATGTTGCCTTCAACCCTTCAGGCAAAACACATTCATCAATTTTTTGGGGGCGATACTTTTCGACCCACAAGAACATTTCGTCACGTACTTCCATAGCAATCTCCATAATAAAAAAGGGACAGGGGTATTATACCACCTGTCCCAAACAAAGTCAAATTAGAAGCTGAAGGTGGAGTCAGCTTCTACAGCTACATAATAAACCAGTTCGCTAGCAGTAGACTTGAAACGGGAGATCTTCTTGCTAGAGATGCTCACCAGATAGTCTCCTGGAAGCATCTTCATGTTTTCAACTTTCAGGTTAGCTTGGAAAGTCTTGTCAGTGTTACCAACATGAGAAGAATAGCTGTTGCCAGTCAGGTTCTTTTTGTCGCCAACTTGAACGCTAATCTTTTCACCATCACCGATAATCTGCAGGTCAGTTGCACGCAGTACAGATGCAGTACGGTGAATCATGTTCAGCATAGTTGCGGTAAGAGTAAACTCGATCTCAGCATCAGGGAAGCTGATCTTACGAGTTGGAACAGTCAAGACAGATGCGTCTGCTGCAAAGTACTTGATAGAGTTGCCACCTTCTTTGATGGTTACGTACTTCTCTTGGAAGTCAAGTTCAGGGTCATCGAACAGAGACATTGCGCCAAGGAATTCGTTTAGGTCATAGATACCAAACTCACGTGGGAAAGTCTCAGTTACAGTAGTGTCAGACATGACGTTCTTCTGTGCGCTGATGGTTGAGATTTCGTTACCAGACTTCAAGAGAATGTTGCTGTTGATGCTAGCAAAATTCTTGAACAGGTTTACGGTGTCTTTACTAAGTTTCATATTTTCTCCTTCAATTAGAATACATTACTATGTATAACGAATTATGCCTGAAAACGGATTGTAAGGCAAATTTATTTTCACCAGTCGGATGATGGACCAGAGTCAGAACTACCAGAGTCCCAGCTGCTAGAACTATCGCTTGAACTAAATGACGATACTGCAGACTTGCGAGAGTCCTCATCATCAAATCCCCACGAAGAACTAGAAGATCTTTCTACCACTCTATCATAAGTCACTCCAGTATCTCTATCAGTACCGTGCTTGAATGAATCAATAGCATTGTCGATGAGCATACCAGCCAAAACACCAGTCAAGAATCCGTCGTCGTTCTGTACTGACTGAGTTGGTGAGGGAGCGTAGGATGGGGTATAGGATTTTGTTGATGTAGCACGAGATGGTACAGCACTGGTATTCTTTATAGCACTGGCTCTAGATTTCTCGTACATACTTTCACGCCACTTGCGAGTAGCTTCACGCTGACGTTTCAATTCAGCTTCTGCTTCTGCACGTTCAGCTGCAATACGAGCAGTGATGCGTTTGTATACATAACGAATTGCTAGGATGGCTAAAGCCACCCCAGCAACTACCACGATAATTGCTAGGATGGTTTCCATATTATTTGTTGATCATCAAGCCAGTCATGTTAGACGGAACAACGATCGTCTGAACCTTACCGTTCTTGATACCTTCAGAGATGTTCAAAGCAGCTTGAGCATTCATGTAAGCGATAGACTGAGAACCTTGATTCGACAGAGCAGCCATACGTTCAGCTTCCATCTTAGCAGTCTTCACTTCAACTTCTTTCTGCTTCAGTTCGTTCTTGGCACGAACAAGGTCGTTGGCAGATTGAACAACAGAGTCTGCAGGAACAACCTGACGCACAAGCACCTGAGTCACTTGAATAGTGTTTTCAAGTTTCTCGTCAGCCAGAGTCTTGGTAATCAACTCTTTAACTTCTTGCTCGATAGCAGTACGGTTATCGCCCATTTCAAGTGCTTCATACTTACGTGCAGACTTGTAAACAGCGTTACGAGTAGCGTTGAAGATGTAGTTATACATCAGGTAAGTATCGCCATTATGTTGAGCGTGGAACGACTTGTTCTTGGTATTGTAGATCTCGGCGATCTGCGAAGGATTGATGTTGTAGATAACAGTCAGGTCGAAGTCCTTCATCGTAGAATTGTCCTTGGCTTGAGGGCTAAGGTCATCTACCTTGACGGCAACTTCTTTGACAGGGAAAGTCAGAACATCACCGATGATAGTCTGGTTGAAAGATCCAGGAAGCAGTTCGTCATTCTTGACTTGCTTATCGAAGCCAACACGCAGACCGACTTCACCAGTTTCAATTCGAGTACATGCTTGGAGAGATGCAACAGCAGCAACCAGAGCAACGATTTTCACAAACGATTTCATAACAACTCCTTAATTAAAATACAACAACAAGTAGAACTAGGAACACAACGACAGCAAGAGAGATTGCAAAACTATACGACAAAGTTTTAGCCACTTCCCACTTTTCTTTGCCAGTCATCTTACGGAAGATTTCAATTCCCGTATAGAAGATGAT